TCATGCGCTGCATCCTGTCACTACGGGCGCAGGAGCCGGGACGCCGATAGCCGGCAAGCCCAACCCGACGCCGATGGGGGCCGTCTTCGGGAGTATTCCGCGTTCGTACGCATCACCGGCAGTGGTGCGACGGTGCGAGGCAACGCCGGTGTCGGCGATGAGATGGTAGGGAGCGGCCGCGGTGATCGTCGTGGTGACGACGTCACCGGGTCTGATGGCGGCGATCTGGTGGTCCTCGGCTCGGAAGTGAACGAGTCGCCCGTCCCTGGCACGACCACTCTTGCGATGCGTGGCGGCATTCTTGCGGCCCTCACCCGTCGCGACGAGTAGTTCGACTTCGGTGCCGATGAGCTCGCGGTTGGATTCGAGAACGATCTCCTCTTGTAGGGCGATGAGCCGTAGGTAGCGCTCCTGCACAATCGCCTTGGGGATTTGATCTTCCATGTCAGCCGCCGGTGTACCCGGGCGCTTGGAGTATTGGAAGGTGTACGCATTCGCGAATTTCGCTCGGCGCATGACCTCGAGAGTCTGCTCGAAGTCTTCCTCGGTTTCACCGGGGAATCCGACGATGATGTCGGTAGTGATCGCGGCGTGCGGCATCACTTCGCGGACCTTGTCGATGATTCCGAGAAATTTGCTCTGACGGTAGGACCGTCGCATCGCTTTGAGAACTCGGTCCGAACCCGACTGCAACGGCATGTGGAGCGTCGGGCAGATGTTCGGCGTGGTGGCCATCGCCTCGATTACGTCATCGGTGAACTCGGCCGGGTGCGGCGAGGTGAAGCGCACCCGCTCGAGGCCTTCGATCTCGCCACACGCTTTCAACAGTGCGGCGAACGCGCCACGGTCACGTGGAAGTGCCGGGTCCGCGAACGAAGCCCCATAGGCATTGACGTTTTGACCGAGCAGGGTCACTTCGAGAACACCTTGGTCGACGAGTGCCTGTACCTCCGCAAGAATATCTGCGGGTGAGCGGTCGATCTCCTTGCCGCGCAGCGCGGGGACGATGCAGAACGTGCAGGTGTTGTTACAACCCACCGAAATCGATACCCATCCCGCGTACGGGGACTCACGCTTCGCCGGCAGAGTCGACGGGAAAGCCTCCAGAGATTCGAGAATCTCGACCTGCGCTTCGTTGTTGTGTCGAGCCCGCTCGAGCAACACCGGCAGGGAGCCGATGTTGTGGGTGCCGAACACTACGTCTACCCACGGGGCCTTCTTGACGACCGTGTCGCGGTCCTTCTGCGCCAAACAGCCGCCGACCGCAATCTGCATACGCGGATTCCGCGTCTTGGCAGGCCGAAGCATGCCAAGATTTCCGTACAGTTTGTTGTCCGCGTTCTCTCTGACAGCGCAAGTGTTGAAGACCACGAGATCGGCATCGGAACCTGCGTCGGCCGGCACGTAGCCCGCCTCTTCGAGCAGACCTGCCAGTCTCTCCGAGTCGTGCACGTTCATCTGGCACCCGTGCGTGCGAACCTCGTAGCTCCTGGTCTCAGGCCGTGTAGCTTCATCACTCAACATTGACACACTTCAGACTAGCAGCCAGCACACTTCCGACCGCTTTGCCCCGATTTGGGAAACAGAAGCTCTGACCTGGCACGTTGTTGCGCATGACGCCTTCGACGAATCTGGTAGACGAACTTGTCGATGAGACCTCAAGCAGACCTCCCTGCCGATGATCTGACAAGGAGGTCCACCCATCACGAGGGCTGCTTGACGACTACCGCACACAACGACACTGCCGCTATGAGCAATCCCGTGGTCACATTGGGCATCTGAGCTGCAAGAACAACCGCTGCCAACACGTTTGCGGTTTCCATTACCCGATTTCTTGTCGGTGGCCTGTGGTCTCCTGGCGGTTGATCACTAGAGTTGATGACGTATCTCCTTCCGTAGGGGTACAAGCAGTGGCACCAGGTGCTCTTCATTGCCGTGGGGATCACCTGGTGCAACTAACCCTAGAGGCGAGCAACGACAATTACTTACCCTGTCGCAGAACCTTCGCGAGACGAGACAACGCGAACCTGCCACCAATGCGCACTAACACCACAGCGGTACGCACTGGTCGCTATTCAATTCGTTATCAAATCGTTACTATGTGCCAAGGTCTAGGACTGGAGCGTTACAGAGCTAGCGATACCCTCCGAAGATGGAATGGTCCCTGGTTTTCTCTGGTCTCGCCCTGGTTGTTTCTTTGGGAACCGTCGTCTACGTCCAAAAACAGTTGGACAAGCGGGAACTCGTCAAGTGGCGGCGAGAAACCTTAACCAAGACAGTCGTCGAATACATCGAAGCCACGGAAATCATCGAAGCGATATTCTACGACTATCTGGTAAATTCGGAGAACCTATTAAGCACCTTTAAAACCCGCAAACCCGAGCTTAACAAAAATATGAATCGCCTTTCCGCTTCCAAACGAGTTGCGGAAATATGCAACTCAACATCAATAGAGAAGTTGATGGAGGACAACAAAGCGAGACTGCTAACGAATCTTCTTAGAATATCCGCTAAAGAGCCACGCGATTTAACCTTGACAGACGCCGATTGGTGGCAGGTGAAAATAGATACCCTTAAGAGTTTGGAAAAACAATCAGACTTATTCAAGAGACTACAGCTCGCGTTACAACATGAAACGGGCATCCTTAAAAGGAAACACTCGATAGGCGAACGACTCGATCGCTTGAAAGTATTTCTCATGTTTGCTGGCAGCTAAAACAGATCGAACATGCTGCGTGTCATCACGCCGCCGGTGCTACCAGTCGGCATTCACGCAACATTCGTGTCATTTACTGGTCACGGTCTTGGGATGGACCAGAAGACAGCGTCGATTCGGCGTGTCGTGAATCACACCATGACGTGAGTGAAGATGATTTCGCTACTGAGCGGCGGCGTAGGCCTCAATCACTGGCGCAGCAATGCCGCGCTCAGTCGGCTGAATCTTGTCGTAGCTGCCGCCACCGCGCAGCTTCTTTACCGGGTTCTCTTTCAGCCAGTCCTCAAGCATGCTGGCAAACTCGGCATTGGTCTTGCCCTCAGGCTTTAGTTCGGCAAACTTCGCCCAGGCCTCTTTTTGCTTCGCCGGGACTGTCTGAGCGTTGCTAGACGCGATACGGCTGGCTGGCCTGCTGGCTGGCTGCGACCTAGGGATGATCGGCTGCCCCTTTTCAATGTTGTCTACCAGCTCAGCCAGCTCGGACTCAGACATGTACAGCTCAAGTGTCGTGGCGTCCTTGGCGGCTGTACCTGCTGGTTGAATGGTGATCTTGGTCGGCTTAGTGTCGTCCGGCAGCTCATCGCCCGAGTAGTCAGACACGACTATAGTTCTTACGCCCATTGCAAATCCTCCACTGTTGCTCCGATATAGCATGCTCACCGTAACATCAGCGGATCAACTATCCGTCTTGCAACAGAAAGTAACCATGACTGACACAGAGCCGTTTTACTCTGCACTAATTATCCATAACGACTCAAGCCGCGACACAGCCGCAGATTTCGAGGTCATCAAAGAATTGACCAAAGATCAATACGACATATACTCGGACGCATACCACGAAATAGATGTTCTGCTAAACAGAAATATATTTACGTATATGAAGAAAACGATGGGCGACCTCATCAAGGCAATTAAGGCCGACATGGAAGAAATGACAAGCGGAAAACTAAATCACAGTCAACCTGATGACATAGTTCGCATGGGAATTCGCATGCGTAGCGCTGCTCTAGCATTTTGCTCAGCGTTACACTACCACCAAGAACATACATATACCGAACTCGAAAAGCTATACGGAGAAAATAGCGACACAGAAAAAGAAGTTAGAAAAATACTTAATCGTCTAAATGAGAAAAGCTCACACTACAGACTCATGTACCACCTGCGGAACACTATGGTTCACCACTCAATGGAAGCTGTGTCCATACATGGAACGGCGCAGCTGGATAAAGATGGAAACACAATCGCGGTAAGCACACCAAAAATTGACGTAAAAGCAATGACGGACCTCGATAAAAAGATGAAAGAAAAGTATAGAGAGCAGCTAACAGCGCTGCCGGATCAGACACCGGACTTGCTTCAATACGCGGTTGAAGCTTTTAAGGCCGCAAATGAAGCAAACGACAAACTGCTCCTAAAGATGTATCCCAACATGAAGCAGTCCTGCGCAACGATCCTAGAATTCGACGAACTATTTGAAAAACGCGACGGCGTTAGAGCAACGACTACCGAACGCAGCACGAACGAACCACCACCGCTAAAATTCAGCTATAACGCGTGGGCTAGCAACGTCGTTCAATACGCCAGACGCATGGCCAATCGACACTGAATTTGGTATACTATACAATGAACTTAGTTGACTCCTTCGTTCAAGAGGGTCTAGGCAACCCAACATAGTAGAGCTAACCTATTTGGTTGGCTCTACTTTTGTATTTACTGAGCTAATTCTAGATATAACTCATAGCCAACGATACGTCCATTCAAATCTAGCTGAGTGTTCAGACCGCTAACATTGAACAGGTCTTGCTCGTAGCGTTGACCGTTCCATGACTGGTAGTAATATTCACCCTGTTTAGAGCGTAGATTACCGGCGCGCTGAGATAACGACCACTCCCCTACCGCCAGCTCAACACGAACAAACTTCTTATTGGCGTATTCTTTGCCGAACTGCTCTAGCGAATCCTCTGGATTGACCGCAGCAATCACACACTCGGCGGTGTCATATTCTAAATAATCCCAGTCTCTCACTGTTTCGCCGGTATCTGGATCGTACATCGTGCGCTGAGTGTAAATATCTATCAACGATGGATAGAGCTTATTCTTTACAAGAAACTTAGGCATACTACCAAGTCCACCATAACGGCAAGTTATGCTCTTCGAACGTCCACGGCATAGATTTGACCGAACGACTACGTAGCCAACTCAGATTTTTAATAGCATGTTCCGTGAGCTGACTCAGAGCGTAGACACGATCACCGAACGTCACCGTCAGCTTGTCCTGCTTTGTCTGCTCTACGTTGGCCTGCGCAAATACATCTGAGTTGTCCATATACGCCGCCTGCCATGACACAGCATAGACAGACCAGGCCAAATCTGACGGTCGGCTGATTAGCTGCTCGGGACGGCCTGACGCTACCTCGAAAATAGCCTGGGCCTGACGGATCAAGGCATCATCTACCGTATAGCCGGTAACACGCTGTACATCTTCTACTGTTGCTAACAATTAGATCAATCCCTTTCTTACTTCTAACGTGGCAATGTCGGTAAGGTCGTAATGCACCAGCTCACCAACCTCTACGCGGCTCAACTTCAACTGAATCTTGTAGTCACCGGCGACCGTGAACGGACTAATATTGCCGAACTCATAGCTGACATAGCCCTTGTATGACATAGAGATATAGCCGTAGCCACCACCAGCTCTTACTATGCCGTCTGGACCAGCAAAGAACACGGCTACGTCTGAATCGTATGCACGTAGATCACGCGGCTGACGACGTTCGTCTACGATCTTGATCAACAATTCTTCAACCGGTAGCTGATTTATGTAATAGGTTGTCATACGGCATCAGTTTTCAACACGACGTGAATATGTTTTCTCGGCATTGCCAGCTCAACATGCTTGCGTTCGTAAGGCACATCTACACGCTTGCGCGGCATGACCAGTTCTATTTCTATTTTTGTCATAGAAGAAACCAGCCGGTGACAACGCCTCTACGCTGCCACCGACTGAATTGCTTACGCTCCCGCTGTAACTTCCAAGACGCCAAAGGCTTCTTTACGGCCTACTGCGAACGCCTTACGAGTACGCATCTTGATATGTGGCTCGTCAGTAGCAAAGCCAGCGTCATAGCTGATCAGCGACTGAATCGGAATACGATCACCAACAATCAGATGCTTACGGTTGCCAACGATCAGCAACGGATTACCTGTTGGGTTCCATGTGTTCGTGGCACTGGTCTTCGCACCGTCCGAGAAACGAATCTCGTAGCCGAACAGTGTTGCTGGCTGTGATGCCGACACCTGCTCTAGGAACAGTGGACGACCGTTGCCGTCAACGAGACCGCGTAGCTGTCCCTTGAACGATGTATGCGCGATGATGATCGTGTCAGGATCGGCAAAGTAGCGACCGTTCTCGGCCTTGGCCAGCACATCGGACAGCTGAGCGTAGGTCAGCACACCGGCTGTCTTGATCACTGCGTTGCCTACGGCCTTGTAGACCGACTCGAACGGCACGCTGTCGCCATTGGCTACGCCGGTCGTGCCTAGACACGCCTGATCGAACTTGCGTGCGTAGTTGGTGGCCCAACCCTTTTGGTACTCGGTGATCACGTCTACGCGTGCATCTTCCAAGTCTTCTTCTGCGATGATCACGCGGCCACCGAACTTCACTGAGTCCAGCAGCACGTTGTCTAGTACTGGCTGATCTTCTGGATACAGACCACCCTTTTGTACGACCTGAACGTCTACGTCACCTAGTCGAGGTGTCTTCTGCGTGTCGCTGGTCATGTTGACTCTACGACCTGTTGCTTCTACTGCTGAACTTTGCTCAACAGTCTGGATTACCTCAGAGCCATACTCTTCAGGCACCCATGCGTTTGCGTTTACTCTTGCCATTTTGTTTGATGTTAATCTCCTATGTTATTTCATTTATAGATTGAGCAATCTTGGACAATCGTCCCTAACCACGAACTCGGCATCTAGCTTTATTCGTTCAAGCATCTAGCTTTTGTTCTATTATAACTGAATTAGTTCTAGTTCGTTTGCTGCAATAGCTTCTGAGCGCTGCTCAACGGCTTTGCTGATGGCTGTTTGTCCGACGCGTCAACCTTTGGTGCTCGGCGCTTGGCGTCTGCTGACTCTGGATAGTCACGTTTGAGCTGATCAATGCGCTCAGCCAGACCGACAGCATTGCCCTGATCATCGAACTCTATATCTTCTGAGCTGATCATCTTGGCATACTTTGAGTTTGTAATACCCTGTGCCGCTAGTTGATTGCTGATCTGTGTCTGTACAAGCGACTGCTTCAACGCACTGCTGCCCTGCTGCTGCGCCTCGAACTGCTCGGTCAATTCCTTGTTCTTGATGCGATAGCCGGCGGCCTCGTCATTGGCGGCCTTGAGCTTCTGGCGTAGTTCCTGCATCTCGGCTGTTTCTGTTTCTTGTTCACTCATTTTCTATTGCTCCTTCTATTTCTGTATTTTGTACTTTTGTTACTGCTACTGAATCGTTATTCGATATTTGTCTGACCATGCCTTCTAGCAGACCCGCGGCTTTCCACTTCGCGATCAGCTCGGTATCGTAGCCGTGCTCTAATAGAATCTGCTCTACCGGCAGGCCTGCCTCTAGCTTCTTTTTGTTGATAGACCACTGTTCGCTCGTATCAATACTCTCGATACCGCGCCATTCAAGCTGAACGTCTTCATCAATATTATTTAGTTTCAATACAAAGATGAACAGCTTGCGCAATGTTGTACCGATAGACAACTGACGCATACGAACCTTCTTGACCAACGGCGCTTCACTGGCTCTCAGAGCCTCACCGGACACGTTCGTCTGCGTGTTCTCGAAGTAGTGCAGTGGTGTCTCGGTCACGGACGCTAGAGCGCGCACGTACTCACGGTAGTTGGCAATCAGTGGCAGCGGATCGGCAGCCTTGAACTGTCCCACGCTCGATACGCCTCTGAGAATCCACTCTTCACCAGCACCAACGCCTAGTTCGTCTGCTGTGCCCTCGTCGTCAATAGAGATACCGCTCTGTTCGCCCTGCAACACGTAGCGCGTAGGGAATCCATACGACTCGACAGCGGCCATGCCGGTGATCAACAGCTTGGTAATGGCGTCTTGTGGCCCGTAGGCACTCAGATGCTCTGGCTTGCCGTACTGGTCACCTGTTGACAGATGAAAGATCGGAATCTGATCGAACTCGTTGGGCAACATGCCGTATTCGTCCGTGTCATCGTCGATGAACGGCTCGAAGTCGCTGGGCTTGATCGTGAACGGCAGACGCTCTGAGCTGCTGATGTGCTTCTCGATACGGTCGGCGTAGTACAGATTGACGCGCTGACGCTGCTTGCCGTCTTCTAGCTCTATCGGCCACAGCTTGGCGGCATAGCTCGGCTTACGTGGATTCTCTACGTCGTACAGCACGATGGTACTCAACGGACTGTTGTAGTAGATCTCTATCTCGTCATCGTTGGGCCATACGAACACGTAGCTGTCACCGTAGATCAGTGTCTTGCTGATGATCTTAGTGAGTTCTAGCTCTAAATCATTATGCTGCCAGGTTCGATCTACGAGCTGCTTAGCCGATGCGGATAGTGTTGTTACGCCGGTGATTTCAAGCCTGTTGGCTACGGCGGTCACTGGCGTCTTGGCGAAGTTGACGCGAAACGTATCACCGGACTTGCGTAACGCTCGCTTGACGGCGCTAGACGCGTGAATCTCGTCTGTGTTGCCCTCGTAATATGATTCCGCTAGAAGATAATCGTCTCGTTTAGATAATAGTTCGGATACTGCTTTGGTTAGGTCTGACATTTAGTGCTGATCAATCTCCATTCTGTAGTAGTTATTAGTTATATAATACGTTATTTAGTACATTTGTGCTGCTTGCGCCTATGTATAGCTACGTTTCTTGATAGACATGCCGCCCGATGACGACAGTAGACAATGAATGCCCGTAGCCACTGAGTCACATAAATCATCGTTTTTGGTCTTCGGGTAGCTATACATCTGAGCCTCGAGAGCTGAGAAATGACGCGTATGCACTACCTGTTGCTTGCGGTAGTAGTCCAACGAACGACTGATGCGAATCTCCTTTTTCTCCTGCTGGCGTATGCCTAGAAACTTGGCCTTCAAGCCGTCGAACACGTTGTCACGCCAGACGTCGCCGCCCTGATTGGTTTCCACCACGACTACAGACACCTCGAACTGCTCGACCAGCTCGTTTACATGCTCCAGCAGCTCGGTAGAGACGATTCTGAGCTGTTCAGCGTGCCGTACGTAGACCAGACCGTCGTAGCCCAGGCTGAGCACAGCTAGACCGGTGTAGTCGCTCGACTTGGCAGAGGTCACGGCAGGATCAACGCTGATGATCGTGAACTTGTAGCCGTCAGCCGGTTCAGCGATAGAAATATCGTCTGCATTCCAGTATGCGCCACTCAAGTCAACCGGCTTGTTCATCATGTTCAGCTTGAACTCGTTGGTGTGACGCTGCTTGTTCAGTTCTTGGATAGATTTTGACTCAGGCCACCATGATTGTTCGTTACCATCGTCATCAACAACAATTGCAGGATAGTAATGTACGTCGATGTTCTGTTGTTCCACCCATTGAAGTTCTGCGTCTAGTTCTAGCGTGTCAGACACATACTTTTCTTTGTCTAATAGATGTTCGGCTCGGTTGGGTTCGTCTACAAGACCCAATTTAACTAATTCGGTGTGCTCGACTTTTTCAAAATCGTTCGTATTTGTAAGAGTAGTAGACATAGGGTTTATAGAATTATCAAATTTAAGATCGGTTTCAGGCGCATTATCAGAAGTCAACTCAGTCGTCAACGTGTGATCTGATCGTTGTGTTGCTAACTCTTGCAAAGATAACAATTCGATTACACTATCGCGCTCGTTTGTGTTATCAGCCGAACTTGACAATGATTGATCTGTGTCGTTCATATCGTGTCGTTGGGCTATGCATTGCTGCAACGGCTTATCTGATTGCGGCGATGTTATAGCTCGTTCGGTCACTGAGTGGCTAGGCGATGTTTCATTCGCTTCTAGTGGCTCTGATAGGCCACTACGTTGATCATCATTAGTTAGCATAGGCTTAGTCAGCTTTACATAAAATCTATTATCGGTAGCTAACAATGACGAATTTCATCTGATGCAACAACTCGGCGCTGTCTGCGTATTCAACCCATGACGTGCGACGTAACCATGCCGCCAGCACAAATCGAAATGACTCTGAAGGTAGCAAGTTCGAGACCGGGTCGCAGTCTTGACCTGCGACGTTGACACGGATCGATCATCTGATGCATGATTCGCGCACAGTTTCACGGTGAGAGGTGATTGCGTGGTCGAACGGTGGAAGGTCCCCGGTGGTGCACCCGAATTGTTCCTGGCCGGCACCTCACCGCTGCTGCGCCCAGACGAGCAGGTCTTCGCCGCCATGGTGGCCGGATGGCGCGATCAACAGCTCAGTCGAAATCTGGGGAAGGGAACCATCAAGCCCCGGCTCGAACTCGTGCACCGCTTCCAGCGGTTCACCAACGAATATCCCTGGCATTGGCGGCCGATGGATGTCGACGAATTCTTCGCCGACCTCCGCGGCGAGGGCCGCGCGAAGTCCACGCTGCGCTCGTACCAGAACGCGCTCCGACTGTTCTGTGACTACGCCGCAGACCCTCGCTACCAATGGACTGCAGTGTGCGAGAACCTGTTCGGTACCCATCCCGCGCAGGTTTGTTTTGAATGGAACACCGCCACCCACTCCGGCGACTACGAGGGACGGCCAGCACGGCGTGCACTGACCAAACCCGAGCTGCAAAACCTGTTCGACTACGCCGACGACCAGGTCCAGATCGCCCGTCACAGCGGCCACAAGGGCTGGCTCGCCGCGATGCGCGACGCGACCGCGATGAAAACTGCCTACGCATGGGGACTGCGCCGCCAAGAACTCGCCATGCTCGACACGACCGACTTCGGCACCAACCCACACGCAACCGAGTTCGCCGGCCACGGAGTCCTCTATGTGCGCTGGGGCAAAGCCAACAAGGGAAGCACACCGAAACGCCGCAGCGTCCTGACCGTGTTCCCGTGGTCGGTGCGGGTGATGACTCAATGGATCGAACACTGCCACGACCTGAACACCCGCACACCCCGCAGCGCCGCGCTGTGGCCCAGCGAACGGTCACCGCGGGTGTCGAAGGAAAAGCTAGGCGCACGCTTCGCCGAATACCGCCGCGCGCTCGGACTACCCGACGAGCTGACCCTGCACTGCCTGAGGCACTCGTACGTCACCCACCTGATCGAAGACGGGTACGACCCACTGTTTGTTCAACAGCAGGTCGGCCACTCCTATGCATCGACCACCGCCCTTTACACCTCAGTTTCGTCCGACTTCCGCACCCGCACACTGCGCACCGTTCTCGACGACAGCATCGAGCGAGCACTCGCACTGCCCGATCCCGGAGCCGGCACGTGA